ATGGCGGTGACGCGGCGGCTGGCGGCGCTGATGATGGCCGGCGCGGTAGTGGCCCTAGGCGCTTGCGCGGCGCAGGCCCAGAGCTTGAGCGTCGCCGCGCCCGGCGGCGGCGCGCCGATGCGCTGGGCCTCGTCCAAGTTCGGCGACCGGATCGAGCCACGCGCGGCGGTGCTGCTGCCAATCCGTTTCGACAGGGTCGACAAGACCTTCTACGCCCAGTTCGATCTCGGGGCGAAGTCGACCGTCTTCTACGGCAAGACCGTGGCGGCGGCTTCGGCCAGGATCCCCGCGCTCAAGGGCGGGCCGCTGAGCTTCGCGATCGGCGACGTCCGCGCCAGCATCGCCAAGCCCAATGTCCGTGAAGGGATCGGCGATCCGGACATCGCCTGGGACGATCCCAAGGCGGTGGACCTGATCGGCACGATCGGCGTCGATCTGCTGGAAGGCCGCGTGCTGGCGGTCGACTTCAAGGGGATGCGCCTGACTGTTGGCGACGCCGCCCCGCCCGACCTCGCCGCCAAGGCCAACTGGTCGCCGATGACGCTGAAGAGCCGCTGGGTGCTTCTGGACGCCCAACTGGAAGGCCAGCCGACCAAGCTCTTGCTCGACACCGGCTCCAGCGCCTTCGCCCTGCTGATCGACAAGACCCGCTGGAGCCAGATGACGACGGGCCAGGACGCCGAGAGCTTCCCGGTCAATTCGTGGGGCAAAAAGCTGATGGCCCACACCGCCCCGACCGAGGCCCGGGTGGTGATCGGCGGCCTCGACACGCCGCTGGGCGACGCGACCTATATCGAAGGGACCAGCGCCATGCAGGGGCTGATGATGCGCGCCACCGGCATGGGCGGCATGACCGGCAACCGCCTGTTCTTCGACCGCGTCCTGCTGCTGGACGCGCCGGGCGGGCGCTATGCGGTGATCGAATAACCTCATCTTGAAAATCCCCCCAGCGGGGGAGGTGGCGCGAAGCGTCGAAGGGGAAAGTCCTGCAGACCTTGCCTCTTCCCCCTCCGTCGTCGCTCCGCGCCGACACCTCCCCCGCTGGGGGGAGGATGTAGCGCGACATTTGGTTTCGCAGCGCGAGACACTTGGTTTCGCAGTGCTTTCGAAAATCGGCAAGACCTGATCACCCCCTCGCCCCGAACCCTAGACCACGCCTCGGCGGGCCATACTCGCCCTTGGCCCCCCTCGACGTGCCGATCTCCCGCCTGCCGCATTTAGGGCAACGCCAGCGCGGTCGGATCTCTCGCAGGTCGATGTCGCCCCACCCGCGCTCAATATAGGCCTGGAAGTCCGCCAGCCAGCTGTGGCTGCACCCATGGGCCTGGCAGGACAGGAAGAGCGTGTCACCTCGGACCCAGTAGCCACGCGCGGTGTTGATCTCCCGCATGAAGCCGGGAACCTGGTCCCAGCCGGTGAAGCCCGTCTCTCGTCGGTGGTGGACCATGGGCGGAGGCTCTACTCCTCCGCCCAGGCCGGCGGCAAGCTAGGCCGGGGTGATGATCACTTCGCGGGCTGGAGCCGCGCCGCCGCCGGCGACGCCGTAGTGGGTGCCGACCGCCTCGATCTGGAAGTCCTTGAAGGTTTCGCGGACGCCCGGAACGTCGTTCAAAGACATTACGAAGCGGCCTTTAAGCCCCTTCAAAGCGACCGCCAACGCCTCGAAATCCGAGCGGCTGAACATGCCCTCGCCGTAGTCGGTCTCGCAGGCCCAGTAAGGCGGGTCCAGATAGAAGAGCGTTCCGGGGCTGTCGCGACGGGCGAGGAACTCCGCCCAGGGCTGGCACTCGATCTCGACGCCGGCGAGGCGGTCGCGGATCTCCGCCAGGTCGCCAGCCAGCCTGGTGACGTCGAACCGGGCCGGGCGGTCCAGCGAGACGCCATAGTTCCGGCCGGTGATCTTGCCGCCGAAGGCCAGCTTCTGGAGATAGAGGAAGCGAGCGGCGCGCTGCAGGTCGGTCATGCTCTTCGGGTCGAGGCTCTTGAGCCGATCGAACTCAGCCCGCGAGCTGATGTGAAACCGGATCAGATCCATGAAGGCGACGTAGTGATCCTGGAGCACCCGGAAGAACGTCCAGACGTCGCGGCTCCAGTCGTTGATGACCTCCGCCTTGGGCCGCAACCGGCGGCGGAAGAACACACCGCCCATGCCCACGAAGGGCTCGGCGTAGAGCGCATGGGGGATGGCCTCGATGCGATCGACCAGGCGCTTGGCCAGGTTGCGCTTCCCACCGAGGTAGGGAGCCGCCGGCTTTACGGGCGCGACGGCGGTGAAGGTTGGACTCGACTCCATTGAAAACCTGACTACGAAAGCCCCGCCGGTGCATCGGCGGCGGGACAGAAGGGGGCGCGCGCCCCCGGATGTGTGGTTCTCCAGACCACGGCTCGGGCGTTCCAGCGCCCTAACCCCCGCCAAAAGGCGACATCCCAGCCTGGGCTAGATGATCGCTTTCGCGCGGATGAACAGAGCGTCGGCCTCGGCCTCGGTCTTCCCCAGGACTTCGATGAACTGAAGGGTCATCGGGTGGGTGCGCCAGAAGTCGCTGGCGTCGGCCCAATAGATCTGGGCGGCGCGATCGTTGGAAGCCGCGATCGCCGCCTCCACGTCATCCAACAGCTCGGCCTCCAGCAGGGCCAGGCGAAGCTGCATCCGCGAGACCGAAGCCGGGCAAGACGCCTCGACCCAGCCGCAGGCCGCGCGGCCTTCCGGGTTATTGGGAAGGTCGCTCCACATCGAGCCGGTGGGATCGCTGTCGCTCTCGGGCAGCTTCTGAGGAACGCCGCCGTTCTTGGAATAGAGTTGGGTCGCGTGCATGGGAGATCCTTAAGCGGCGATGCGCATGTAAGCGTTGCGGGAGTTTGGCGAGATGACCCTGGGCGTCAGCGCGCCGACGCGGGTCGAGCCCTGGTCCGATGGGCCGTTCTGGGTGACCAGGTGGAGGCTCGCGTTCACGGTGTCCTGGGCGACCGCCTTGATGCTGTTGCCGTAGGTGCGCACCGAGACGGGAACAGCCGTACCGTTCCAGGCCGTCAGGTGAGCCCATTTCCAGTCTGATGAGATGAAGAGCAACCCCGAGGTCGTCGTCAGGGCAACCGGGGTGGCAAGGCCGCCGCCGAAGGCCTGGGTGAACGTGCGGGTGCCGAGCTGCGTGGCGCCGTTGTAGAAGTAGATGACGTCTGAGGCGCCACCTGGCCGGAAGATCGCCACCGTCGTTCCAAGCAGCTCCATCCGCGGATCGGTCCATGGGGACGAAAGAAGGAGGGTCCACGCGCCGGTGACCGGATTGCCCGTCGTGTAGTAAATCTCACCCCGGTTGAAGCCGCGCAGATAATAGGTCGATCCGACCTTGATCATCTCATTCATGGCCATCGTCCCGTCCGGAGACGAGGTCATCGCGGTCCAGTTCGTGCCGTCTGGCGTCGATTTACCATTGAAGCCGCCGGTGTAGAGACGACCGTCGCAAACGAACGGCGACACGTAGCTGTAGGCCCCCGCCGCAGTGACGTTGGTCCAAGACCCAGCGCCGGTCGAGGAACTCATCAGATAATTGCTGGTGATGTTCCCGACGTAGTAAAGCCCGCCGAAATAGACGACCTGAACCCACTCGGCGCTGACCCAGGGCGCGATGCTGCTGACCTGGAGCGACCATGTGGTCGAGGCCGCGTTAGGCTTGCTGTAGAGATCGGCGTACCCGCTGCCGGCGTTGTAGACGACCGCGAAGTGTCGGCCGTTGACCGCCATATAGGCCGCGAGATTGCCGCCCACGTTGCCGTTGCCGGTGATGTCGCTGGTGTCGGTGGTGATCGACCAGTTGACGTTGTTGAAGCCGCCAAACACCGTCGTGTCCGAGAGGTGCGGGGCGAGCGCCTGGGAAGGGCTGGCAACGGGGCCGCCGTCCGCCAGCTGGTATTTCAGGGCGTTGGGGTTGGCGGCCGCCATGACGATCGCGCCGACCGGCACGTCGCCGCCCAGGCCGGGGATCTGACCGACGTAGCTGGCGCGGCGCATCAGGCGTCGTCCTCGACCCAGGCCACCGAAATGGCCAGATCACCGGCCGTGGAGCCGCGATGCTGGAGCTTCTGGCCAGCGGTCAAAGGCACCCGCCATTCCATGTCCGGAGCGCCGCTCTTGGACAGGTATTCGATCGGGTAGTTGCGGACCCGGTAGCCGTCGTTGGCGTTGGCCGAGACGCTGGTGTCGACCACGTAGAGGTCGAAGTATCGGTCGGCCGGGCCGGCGCCGACGTAGGCAACCCGGACGCTGGCGGTCCGAACCTTGCCGGCGGGGGTCGCCACGGCCTGCCCCTGCGGGCCGATATCCTGCAGGGTGGTGGTGCAGGCGCGCTGCGTGAGGGGATAGAAGACAGCGGGCATTACAGAAGCTCCTGCTTGGTGAGGCGAAGCCGGCTCTTGAGCCGCGCGATTTCGGTTTCCAGCGCGGTGACGCGGCCGGTCAGGGTGGTGTCGATCGGCGCGGTGATAGCGACCGTCCAAGCCGCGAACGTGCCGGTTCCCGACTTGTACTGAGGCACCACCGTCATGGTCTTGGCGGTGGCGTCGAAAGCCGTGATGACGCCCGAGAACTGCTTGGCCGGGTCGGCGGTGACCGCCCAGACGACGCTTTGACCAACGGCGTAGGCCTTGCCGGCCTCGTTGATGGCCAGGTTCACCGCCGTCCCCAGAACCAGGGTCCCCAGGTTGATGCTGGAGATGGACGTGGACTTGGTCCCCGGCGCATTGGCGGCCGAGGCGGCGGCGGCGTTAGCGAGGACCACCTGAGCGGCGGCGGCGTCGGCGAGACCCGCGACAACCGCCGTCACGGCGGCAATGTCGGCCAAAGCCGCCGGGAAGTTGATTTCGTGGCCGTCGTCGTCAAAGCCGCCGGGGTTCGTCGCCGAAACCGGGTCGGAGTTGTAGTAGCCGCTTTGCAGGCGCTCCAGGGGCGTGGTCACGCGATGATCTCCTCGAAAGTCATGGTCACCGAGTGCTGGCGCTCATAGGTGAACTGGATCTCGCCGAGCTGGACGAGCGTTGCGGGGTAGGCCTCGCGCGCCGAGCCGGCGACGTCGTCGCTGTCGGGAATGAAGGCCACCATGTCGGTGTCGTTGACGCGGGCGCAGTCGTCGTAGAGACGCAGCGCTTCGTCTGAGGTCAGGCCCGACCAGGTCGCCGTGGTCCGGCGGCGCGACATGCGCTCCTCGGCGAAGCGACGGCCCGATGGCGCCTCTTCGATCTTCGAGCGCCTGACCTGACCCAGCCGGCGGCCGCGATCGAAGTTGAGAACCGGCTTCCACGTCCGCGAAAGATAGAGGTTGCCGATGTCATAGAAGCCGGCGGCGTTGTCGCGGTCGTCGATCTCGATTTGCACCGCGCTCGCCGACAGCGGCGCGTCGAGCGAGAGGAAGCGATGCCGGCGGAAGACATCGACGTCGGCCAGCAGGGCCTGGCCGCACCATAAGTTGGCCGCGTTCCAGGGCAACGAAAGTGACCGATAGCGGCGGGGATGAACGCGGATCCAGCCCGACTGATAGACCGGGGTTGAAAGCGACCCACCCGCGCCAGCGATCGTCACCCGGATCTTCGCCTTCAGGCTCAGGGTGTGGAACAGGATGCCGATCAGGTCGATGCCACGCGGGCGGTCGAACGTGATCAGGATGACGTTCGCGGACAGCGTCGCGATATTGGTCTGCCGCATCGGCTTGGTCAGGTGCCGAGGGCTGACCGCCGTCGCGTTGGCCATGATGTTGGCCAAGGGCAGCGCGGCTGACCCGGCGGTCCCGCCCAAGGTCAGCAGCGGGAGAAGGTTACGAGTGGCGAGCTTTCCAAGCGCCATGGTCAGCCCCACAAGGTCCAGGTCATGAGATCGCGGCTCGGCCGCATCGGCTCCTCGCCGACGAGAAGGTAGAGGCCGTCGATGCCGCGCGGCGGATAGACCAGGCGCACGGTGGCCCCGAGCGACATGGCCAGCGCCTCGGGGGTCATTTCGAGAACCACCTTCCACTGCCGACGCGGAGCGCCATCGGCCCTTAGGCCAAACAGGGCGCGGAGGTCGTTGGCGAGCGCCTGGGCGTCAGCCTCAAGGCGAAGGGCGGTGTCGATCTCGATGGTCCGCCAGGTGGTCGGCAAGCGCGACTTGACGGTGGCGTCCTCGGCGACGGCGTAGCGGTACTCGGTGGCCAAACGCTCGGCGGTGGTCGTCTTGACCAAGGCCGGCAGAAGCTCGGACGTCGTGAAGGTCGTATAGACTTGCCCCCAGCCGATCCGGACCACGCCAGCGGGGGCCACCCCCGCGTTGTCGGCCGAGAGGCGAACAACCTGGTCGGCGCCGATCTCAAAGGCCGGGCTGGCGGCGGGCGCGGCGAACTTGAACGCCTGCCACACGCCCTGACGATCGGGAAGGACCGCCGCGCCCGCCGACCGGGCCAGCTTGGCCACGATGGCGGCCGCCGACGTGGTATCGCCCACCCAGAGACCGACCGGCGCCGGCGCGCTTAGGGCGCCGATGCTGGCGCCGATGCGATCGGCGGGCACGCCAGCGCGGGCAAGGATGCGGGCCAGGATAGGTCCGACCGTTTCAACATAGCCGCCAGCGCTCTCGCCTTGGAACCCGAAGGTGAGCTTGCCGACCGGGTCGCCGTTGATCTTGAGAAGACCCCGGCCGAGGTCCGTGACGCTGCCCGCCGCCGGCGGCGTATAGGCGTCGAAGACCGAACCGGCGCGGTCCGGCTGGGCCGCATAGCCCGCCGGGGATCCACGGTCGAAGATCTGGACGCCGCCGCTGATCGCCGCATCGTGGAGCTGATAAGCCAGCACGGCCGCGTTTACCTGAGGCGCCGGGATGTGAGCGTCGGTGAGGCGGCCGAAGCCCAGCGGCTTTGGCCTTCCCTTCAGGCCATCGGCGGCCCCCTCATACAGAACCCCGCCGGTGCCGTTTCCGCCCGAGTAGACCGTGGGCTGGATGTCTCGGTCCAACTCGACGCTGTAGTCGTAGAGGCTGACGCTGACCGAAGCGGACGACGACGTGCTGTCGTCATATTCCGGCGGTGTGGCGAGCCCAGAGAGCAGCCGCGACGCGGTCGAGAAGGGCTGACCTTCCGTCCAGCGCCAAATGCGGATCGTGCGCCACAGGTGACCGCGATAGGCGTCCAGGCCGCCGTCGCCATTGGAGAGGCTCATCGAGCCAACGCCCAAGGCGGGGGTCAGCGTGGCCATGTCATCGAACAGCGACCGCCGCAGAGTCGGCGGATCGATCAGGCGATCGTCCCAGGGCACGTTCGAATAGATCGGTTCGCTCGGCGGAAGCGGCCTGATCGCGCGGTCGCTGAAACGCAAGGTCGAGGTGACGCCGGCCGGCGAGGTCACATCGACTTCGACGAGAGTGACGGTCTGTGCCATCAGACCGCGCTCGCGATCTTCTGGCGCAGCCAGATGGAGGACAGGTTCGTCTCGCGGCCGATGCTATCCAAGGCCTCGGCTTGCTGGGCGGTCGTCGAAGCCAACGCGTCAACGCTGCTCGAAACCGTGTTCAACGCGCCTTCAAGCCGCTCCTGGATGGCGGCATTGGCGGCCGAGCTGGCGGTGACGACGTCGCGCAGGGACGAGGCCAGCGTGGTCTTCAGGTCGACGATCGCGGCCAGCACCTTGTCCACGAGCGGCGCCTGGGCCGTGACCTGGGCGTTCACGAAGTCGATCGACTTGTTGAGCGTGATGGGCTGGGTAGCGAGTGATTGCTTGAGGCTCACGCCGAAGGCGTTGTCGCCGCCGCTGCCGCCGAAGATCGCCTTCAGGGTCGAGGCGACGTCGTTCGACGCGGCGACGGTCGAAGCGCGCATCTGCTCAAGCGCGGCCACCTGGCCGGTGACCTGGTCGTAAAGAGCGCGGCGCGAGGCGGCGTCGCCATTCACCTCGCGGTCGGCCGCCAGCAGACGGTCGGCGTAGCTGGTGATCGAGGACAGCGCGTCGGAGTCGCCGCTCCTGGCGAGCGCCAGCTGACGGTCGTACTGGCTGCGGGCGGCGGCCAGCTCCTCCTGCGGCGACAGCTCGTTGCTCGACGAGCCGACCAGGCCGTCGAGCCAGGACTTGAGCTTCGGCGCGGCCTCCTTGAAGGCGTCAGTGGTCGTCGAAACGCTATCGGAAAGGTCCGTCAGCGTCTGGTCGATCTCCAGCTGGCGAAGCGTCTCGATCTGGCCCAGGACGTCAGACGTCAGAAGACCCGCCGCGATGTAGCTCTGCGCCGTGACGATCCTGGACTTGTAGTCCTTCTCGACCTGGTCGAGGGCCGACTTGAGCTTGGCGGCGGTCGGGTTGACGATCTGGAGGATCGCGTCGTTGATCGACCCCGAGAAGTCGCCCGCGCCCGCCTGGCCGGCCAGCTTGGCGGACGCCTCATCGGCGGCCTGACCGAGGTTCTTGAGAGCCTCGACGACTTGGAGGTCCTTCAGCTGGTCGAGCTTGCCCAGCACGTCGCCCGTGGCGATGCCGGCAGCGATCAGCTCCTGGGCCTGCTTCTTGAGGGCCTGGTAGTTCTCGTCGATCGCCGCCAGGGCCTGCTTCTTGGCGTAGACGGCGGGGTCGGTGAGCTGGGCGATGGCGTCGTCGATCGACCCGCTGAAATCCGCGGCGACCTGCATCGAGGCGATGACCTGGTCGATCGTCGCGCCGGCGGCCAGCAACTTCTGCGCATAGGCGGTCTGGGCTTCGGACCCCCACTTGGCGCCTGCCAGGATGGTCTTGGTCGCCGCGTCGATCGCCGCCGAGACATCACCCACGGCCGTGTCGATCGACGTACCGTTCGAGAAGTTGAGGTGGGTGCTGTCGCGGGTGCCGATGTCGATCTTGCTGACCGTGGCCGACAGGGTCGCGCCGCCCGCTTCGAGCGCCGCCTGGATCTGGGCGACGGACTGGGCGACCTGCTGGGCGGCGGCCGTCGTCTGGTCGGTGCGCTTGGCGCCGTCCATGGAGACCACGTTGCCCTTGGCGTCTAGCGTGGCGACGGCGGCGTGGTTGCTTGCCTTCCCGCCGACCAGGCCGCCGATCAGGTTGCCGGCGATCGAGCCGATGATCGCGCCGCCGGGGATCGGGATGAAGCTGCCGATCGCGCCGCCGATCGTCGAACCGATCTGGCTCCCCGAGGTCTGCTTGATCCCCAGCATGCCGGCGACGGACGAGACCAGCATGCCCGTCCCGGCTCCGCCGGCGGCAGCGCCAAGGCCGCCGGCGAGCTTCGCGGCGCCAAGGCCCGAGTAGCCCAGCTTGCCCAGCACATCGAGCGAGGTCTGACCGACCACGGACGAGAGCCCCTTGAGCGCGCCGGCAGAGGTGAACAAGGATCCGAGGCCTTGGGTGCCGCCCAGCTGGCCAAGGCCACTGCCGCTCTGCAGGGCGTTCATACCGCTGACCGATCCGACAACGGCGTTGATCAGGATGTCGATCGGCTTGGCCAGCAAGGCGTTATAGACAGCCTCGCGAAGGCGACGTTCGACGAAGTCCCCGACGTCCTCGAAACCGAGGTGTCCGCTTTCGATGAAGGCCTGCTTTAGCCCGTCCTTCAGGTCGCCGATGGCCTTGGCGTCCTGGGCGGCCGCCTCGTCGGCCAACGCCAGCGCGCGGGCGCGAGCCTCGACTTCATCCTTTGTCCAGGTCGAATGCTCTGCCAGCAGCAACGACTTGCGCTGCAGGTAGCGCTCCTCGACGGCGCGCTCGGCATTGGTCATCCGCGCCAGGCGCAGCTCCTCGGCTTGGCGCTTGGTCAGGTCGGCGCTATCGGCGGCCGCGCCGGCGGCAAACAGAGCCTCCGCCTTCGCGCGTATCGCCGCGACCTGATCGTCGGTCAGGGTCTTACCCGCGCGGTCCAGTTCCTGACGAACGAATTCTTCGCGCTGATAGGCGACCAGGGCTTCGGTGCCGCCGGCGACCGCCCTGGCGTAACCGATTTCCGAGGCGGTCCGCTGGTCCAAGTCGCGGATCTGGTCGGCGACGCGCTCGGCCTTAGCCGTCGCGATCAACTGCTTCTCCTTGGCCTCGGCGGCGGCGACGGCGGCCTTGGCGTGATCGAGGGTCGCCCCGGTTAGCTGGTCGAGCGTATCGACGCCCAGCTGCTGGAGCGCCTCTAGGCCGGCCTCTTTGACCTGTAGGGCTTCAAGGGCGGCTTCGCCCTGGATGGCGGCGGCGGAGCGGCGCTGGAGAGCGGCCGTGTCGGCTTCTGCGGTCTTGCGCAGGCCGATCGCCTTCTCGATCCGCTCATTCGCGATCTTGAGGCGCTCGGTCTCCTCGGCGCGGGCGCGGATCTGGCCGACCAGGGCTTGCTCGGCGGCCGTCAGCTTGGGCCGATCGGCCAGGGCCAGGCGCTCGACGGCCTGGCGGCCAGCCTCCTTGACCTTCCAGTCGTCCAGGGCGACGCCGCCGGCGACGAGGGCTTGGGTGTAGGCCTCCTGGGCGAGGCGCGCGGCTTCCAGATCCCCGGCGCGGTTCTGGGCGCGCAGGGTGTCCTTGTCCGTCGTCGTGACGGTCGTAGTCGCTGGCGGCTTCGCCTCGGGGGCCGGCTTGGCGATGGCGAGCTGGATCCTCGCCGACATATTCGCGGCCAGCTCGTCGTTGATCTGGTCGCGACGGGCCGACGCCAGGATCTTGCTGTAGACCGGCGAGCCGTCAGGGCTCACGCCGGTCTGGACCTTAACGACCCCGCGTCCAGCCTTGTCGAGATCCTTCAGCTCCCCGCGGAGCTTCTGGTCGGTCTCTTGGAGGGCCCCCAGCGCGGCCTGGCGGCGGGCGTCGGCCAGCTTGAGGGTTTGGTCGGTCAGCTGACGGGTGGAGCCGGTCAGCTTGTCGGTAGGGTCCACGGCGTTGGCGGTGTCGGCGCCGAACACCCGCGTATTGGTCGCCGCGTCGCCCAGCGCCTCGGCCGCCTGGGCCATGGCGGTCGCGTACTGATGCTGGGTGACGTAGGCCTCGCGAGCCCGCGCGTCGGCTTCGGCGATCTCGTTGCCGACATAGGCGACAGCGGCGCCGGCGGCCAGGAGCGCGATGCCCCAGGGCCCGCCCAGCATCCCCATCAAGCCGCCGAAGAGCGCCTTGGCGCCCTGGGCGGCCGCGCCGCCGGCGGTCGTCGCGGTGGCCAGCGCGCCGGCGGCGACCTGCGCGCGGGCCGAGGCGGCCGTGGTGGCCGTCTGGGCGGCGGCCAGGTCGCGCTCGGCGACGGCGACCAGCGCCTTCTTCTCGGCCAGTGAAAGGGTCGAGGTGAGGTTGGCCGCCTGGGCGCGGGCCTGGGCCAGCGCGGCGGCCGCGCCTTGTTCGTTGGCCAGGGCAAGGTCGCGGGCGGCGGCCGCCGCCGTGACTTCGGCTTGCGCGGCCGCGACGATCGCGCCGCGCAGCGAGCTAACCGCTACGACCTCGCCCTGGGCCGTGGTGACGGTGATAGCGCCCGACGCCTTGGCCGCCTCGGCCTTGGCCAGATAGGCGGCCGCCGCGCCGCGCGCTTCAGTGGCCGTCGAAACCAGCCACTTGGCCAGGCCGATCGCCACCACGGCGCCGGCGGCGGCCTCGACTTGGTCGAGATGGTCGACCAGGAAGGTGGCGGCCTCGGCGGCGTTGCCGAGGCCTTCGCCCAGCGACTTGCCCAGGGCCTGGGCGGCTTCCTTGGTGTCGGACGAACCCAGCTCGGCATTGAGCGACTGAAGGCCGCTGGTGAGGCCTTCCAGGAAGGCTGCGCCAGCGGTGGCGGTCAAGCCATCGGTGGTGTTCTTGAAGTCGGCGAAGGCCAGGCGCGCTTGGCCGATCGGCTTAGTCAGCGCCGCATCGACCTTGGGGCCGAACTCCTTGGAGAGCTGGGCCGCGAACTGGGGCAGGAAGTCCTCGGAGAGGAGCTTGCCGCTATCGACCAGCTTGCCGAACTCCTGGGTGGTCATCCCCATTGAGCGAGCGGCGACCTGGTAGGCGCCGGGCAGGCTTTCGGCGAGCTGCTGGCGCAGCTCTTCCTGGCTGACCACGCCCTTGTTGGCGATTTGGCTGATCGCCTCCATGGCCAGCTTCTGCTTCTCCTGGGAGAGGTTCAGAACCGTGCCGGCTTCGTTCAGGCCCAGCCAGATGTCCTTGGTCTTCTGACCGGCCAAGGCGGTGCCGTTGGTCGCGGCCGCCAGCTGCAGGTAGCCCGCCGTGGTCTCGCGGATGACCAGGCCCAGTCGCTCGGATTGCTCGCGCACGAAGTCTTGGGCGTCGGCCGCGCCATAGGCGCCGCCCGTGACCGCCGACAGACCGGTGTTCAGACCCGAGACCGCGAAGGCGGCTTCCTTGAGCTGGCCGACCAGCTCGCGCCCGCCGATCAGACCAAGAGCGGCGCCCAGGGCCGCGCCGGCCGCTCGCGCGCCGCCAGCGGAGCGCTCGAAGCCAGCCGTCGCCGTCTGGGCCTCGCGCATGCCGGCGGCGGCCTTGGTCCCCGCGACGCCGACCTGGGCGGTGTCGCGCGCGGCCGCGCCCAGCACCTGGCTGGTGTTGCCGGCGCTGGCCTCAAGGCGAAGACGGGCGACGAGATCGGTCAAGCGGCGGCCTCCGCCCAGGCTTCTAGGGCGTCGTTTTCCATGAGACGGATGCGGATGAAGTCGTCGGCGGAGATCTCGCCCAGGCCAGCCAGGCGCGCGGCGATCTCCAAAACCTCGTACTTCAAGCCAAGGCGGACGAGCCTGGCGGCCGACATGGTCGAGAGCGCGAGCGTCGACCACTGAGTCTGCATGGCCAGGAAGAGCCGGACCGCGAAGGCGTTGTGCGGATGAACCTGGAAGGTGTCCGGCGCGCGGCGCTGGGCCATCAGGTCATCGGACGCCTTCTGGATCTCGGCGGGCGGGTAGCCGAAGGCGCGGAGATCTTCGAGCATGCTCTCGATCTCCGCCGTGACCAGCTCGGACTGTTCGCGGCGGCCCGTGGCGATCAGACGGGCCGCCTCTTTCAGTTTTTTGCCGGGATGCCCTGCACGAAGTTCTGATAGGCGTTGATCAGCGCGGTGCGGACGTAGACCCGCCGCAGCATCTTCAGACGAAGCTCTTCGGTCAGTTCCTCGCCTTCCAGGCCGACCCACCAGGCGTTGATCCAGGCCCAAGGGTTCTCGCCGGTGATCGCCTCGCTGGCGGCCTTGGCTTCGTCCTCCGGCAGGATCTTGAAGACGGCGGTGATCTCCTGGATCTGCACCGTGCCGCCCGGCTGCGGCACCGGGATGCTCACCGGCCAAGCGCACTCGAAAGCCTCGTCGAGGCTCTTGAAGTCGAATTTCACGGACATGGAACATGGTCCTTCAGGGGTTGAACTGCGGTCACAAGTCGGGCGCGGAGAGGTCTCCGCGCCCGCTCGAATAGGTGGCGCGGGCGCGCGCTAGGTCAGGGCGATCGACAGGTCGTCGTCGGTGTTGAGAGCCGAGGGGACGAGGCTGAGATCGACGTCGGTGACGTCCAGGCCCTTGTCGTCCGAATAACTGGGCTCGCTGTTCTGGAAGCGGGCGTTGACCGTGATGATGTTGCCGGCCGTGGCGCCGTGCACGAGCGCGAGGGTCGAGACCGTGTCGTTCTCGGCCAGGGTCTCGAAGTTGAGAACGCTGGGCAGCAGCGTCCCGCACTTCAGCTTGCCGCTGAAGATCCGCTCGCCGACCAAGTCCACGCGCCGTTGGTTCGGCCGGTCGCTGAAGACGACGTTGTCGCCCTGGTCGATCGACAGGCTGCGGAACGGGGCCGCCGCACCGGCCACGGTGAAGGTGGTGCGGCCTTGGGTGATCGGCATGGCGTCGACCCAGCCGGTCCAGGTGGCGTCGGCCTGGGCGATGACGGCGCCGTCCGCGACGGCCGTCTTCAGACCCTTGAAGCTGAAGGTCAGCATCGGACGCTGGTTCTCGTCGAGCTTCAGGCCCAAGCGGCCACGCGCCATGGTCAGCTTGTGCGTCCGGCGGCCTTCGCGCCAGGAGATGGTGCCGGACGGCGACGCGCTGGGATCGGCCGCCGGCGCATAGGTGACCGACGTGGTCGCGACGATGGTTTCGGCGAAGCCGCAGAACTTGGCCAGGAAGCCCCACTTCGGAGCGGTGCCCTTGGTGCCCGACGCGGTCAGCGGCACGTTGAAGGTCAGCTCGCCGTACTGGCCGGTGAGCTTGCCGGCCACCGGACCGACGCCCGGCTTGTCGACGGTCGTCTTGCTGCGGTCGCCTTTGGGCGTGAACTGGACGCCTTCGGCCCAGACGACGTCGGTCGCGGTCGGGGCGGCGTCGGTGCCTTCGACGGTCTCTTGCTTGATCAGCAGAAGCTGGCGGTCAGCCATGTCGGCTTACTCCTTGGGTTCGACCGGCGCGGCGGCCGGCTTGGGCTCGGAAGCCGAGGACGTCGGCTTGGGCGCGGAGGCGGCGGCGCGGGCTTGGCGGCGGGCGTCGGCAGCGGCTTCGCTGGAGCGCGCCTTGGCGGCCTCGATGGCGGCGACGACCTGAGGCGGCGGCGGAAAGCCGGCCGCCTCGCTGGCCTTGGCGATGGCCTCCAGCTCGGCCAGCTCAAGCTCGGGCGCGCCATGGCTGGCGTCCGCCGGCTTGGTGGCCTCATCCGTGCGGACGAAGGCCTCGCCATCGGCTTCACGTTCAAAGGTGCCGGGCACGGCCCGGGGATCGACTTCGCTCACGACTGGGCTCCGTAGGTTTCGTGGACGCGCACGCGGAAGCGCAGCAGGTGAAGCCACCGGCCGCCGTCCTTCGCGGCGTATTCGAGAAGGGTTCCGCCGGCGTACTGGACCGGCCCGGCCGCGCCGTCCGGGATCCAGCCGCGAAGGGCGGCCTTGATCTGGTCGCGGGCGGGTTCGAACTGGGCGAAGCCGCCGGGAAAGACCATCGCCATGGTCACGCCGAAGGTCCAATCCTCGACCTGGGTCACCATCAGGGCGGCCTGGCTGACCGGATAGGCCTCGTCCGACAGCGGGGAGACGATCGCGGTGACGTCGGCCGCGAGGGCGAGGGTCTCGACCGTCGCCTCGGCGTCCATGGCCGGGGCGACCTGTAGGACGGCCGGACAACGGACCGGATCAGCCAGGCGCGCGGCGGCGGCGGCGTAGAAGCCGATCATGCGCCACCCACCGCGGCTCGCGCCCAGTGATCGCCGACGATCTCCACGACGGCCTGGTTGTCGTTGACCGACATGCCCAGGTACTCGCGCTTGGGCAGCGTGACGCTGCGGACCGTGACGAACTGGCCGCCGTAGAGCGTGAAGGCCAGGGCCTCGCCATGGGCGCTGATGACCGCGCCGGTCTGGTGGACCTTGGCGTAGATGAGGTTCGACCCGACTTCGACCGCGTTGGCCTCGACCAGGTGGTGGATGCTGTCGCGCAGATGGGCGCTCAAGACGAGGGTCGGGGTGCCGGTCTTCTCGGCGCGAAGCGACGCCTTCCAAGGCGTGCCATCGGGCGCGACGTTGGTGACGAACCGCTTGACCGTCGAGCCTTCCAGCTCGGAGCCGATGTCGGACAAGACCGGGCGCAGATCCTCGCCGACCTGGCGCATACGCCGCAGGCCCGCCAGCACATCCGCGTGGTCGATCGTCAGGGTGTAGGCGAGGCTCATCAGCAGCCTCCCAGGAACGGCGCCAGACCGGCGTCGTCGAAGACGCGATCCGGGGCGTCGATCAGCACCGCCGCGCCGCCCGACGTGGTCTCGGGATCCTGGGCGCTGCCGGCGGTGACGCCCAGCGTGGCGCGGCCGGCGGCCACGTCCTTGGCCCAGGCGCGAACCCGGTCAGCGGCCTTGAGCACGAAATCACGGCCCTGCCGGTCCAGCTCCTCGCGGGCCAGGATGCAGGCGTTGGTGGCGACAATGTCGGGTACCGGCGCCAACGGCACCGTGAACCTGGTCGCGAAATAGCTGTCCAGGGTGGCCGACGCTCGGTCGAGCGCACCCTGGATCTTTGTCGCGTCGTACCCCGTCGCCGGCGGCGTCGGGGTGGCGAGCGCGCGCGCTTCGGCCTCCCCGACAAGCGCCACGAACTGGGAAACGACGGCGTAGGACATCAGGCGTCCTTCTTGGCCTTGGCGGCGGCGGCCTTGGCGGCCTTGGCCAGCTCGGCGCGGATGACCTCGACCTGGTCGCCGAAGGCCTTCATGCGGCTGGCCAGATCGTCGCTGCCGATGACCAGGCCTTTGAGGGCCTCGGCCAGGGCCAGCTTGTCGCTGTCCGTGCCGCTTTCAGCCGCGTCCAGGAAGGCCAGGTTCGCGGCCAGCATGGCCTGGGCGGCGCTGGCGAGCTGGGCGATCGCCGCCGTCGCCGTCGATGAGATCGAGGTGACGCCATCGACGACAGGTTCGGCGGTGCCGGCGGCCAGGCGCGCCGTGGCGACGTCCAGTGGGATCTGGTCTTCGCCATAGGTCGCGCCTTCGGGCAGATCGACGCCTTCGACGACGGCGCCTTCCGGAATGATCCGAAGGCCTTCGACGCCGGGCATCGCCAGGGAGATGGTGGTGAGCAGGATGCGCATGGTCCTAGGCCACCGCGTCCTGGAAGAAGTAGGCGGCGTCCGGAGCCGTGATCAGCTCCTTGACCGTCTCGCCGACGCGCACGCGCACGCCGCCGCGAAGGCCGATGTCGCTGTCGGGCTTCTGCATGGCCACCCGTTCGCCATAGGGCACGGTCATGCCGAAGGTGACCCCGCGTTCGCGGTCGGCCAGCTTGTCGCGGTAGATGAAGGCGGCGTGCTTGCCCCAGGCTCGCGAGAGCGTCTGGGCCTGGCCGCGCTTGGCGGTGTTGTAGAACGCCCCGCCGACCAGCACTTCTTCCAGCTCGAAGACTTCGGCGAAGTCCTGACGGCTGACCATGCCGGCGTCGCCGCTGCTCTTGTTCACCGCCTTGACGATGAACGGATTGCGGCGGAGAGCGGCCCAGGTCATGGCGCCGAACACGGCCACGTTCGGACGCATCAGGACGCCTTCCAGGGCGGGCGCGATCGCGGCCACCGGATCAACCGTCGAGACCGACCACTGGGTGCCGCCCACCAGCTGCGTCTTGTTGGCGGCGGCGTAGGTCGCCGGATTGAACACCACGCCGGCGGTACGGACTTCGCGGTCCAGCGCGATCAGGTTCGCCAGCCATTCGGTGGCGCGCTCCTGGGGACGGGCGAGCGCCTGGTTGATGGCCGAGTTGGCCTGATCGATGTCGTCCTGGGGGATCTCGTCCTCCAGGCCGTAGTCCATCGCCTCGGAGGTCAGCTTCGTGCCCGAGAACTCGACCACGTTAGGGCGACCGCGACGGCCGACCTTGGTGTCCGGGATCGTCAGGATCTCGCCCTGTGGGAAGCTGGTGTAGCTGAACTGCTTGGTGCCGACCGGCTGGACGCGCGGCAGCACCTCGTCGGCGATGAGCTGGCGGTTGCGATACGCGATCGCGATACCGGTCAGCTGCGGGTCGATGGTGAAGGGTGCGGAATTCGACATTGCGGTTGGGCCTTCGTCGGTGAGGGCGGGGGCTAAGGCGGGGCGCTAGCCCTGCATCAGGCCTTGCGAGAGGAGGAAGTCGCCGATGTCGCCGTTGGCGTAGGTGGCGTTGGCGAAGCCGATGATGCGGACGTTCGAGCCGGCGGCCGGGGCGGCGGCGACGGCCTTGCCGTTCGCGTCGCTGGTGACCGGAGCGCCGCGCGTGATGGCGCCGCCCACGTCGATCTCGGCGACGCCGGTGAGGCGCACATCCACCCGATCGCCGGCGACGCAGTCGGCCGACATGTCGCTGACGCCGAAGATGGCGTCCGTCGCGGCGGCGCCCTGCAGCACCTGGCCGTCAACGGCGTCGAATTTCACGATCCGCCGACGCGCGACAGCGGCGCCAGCGGTGTAGTTCTTGGTGAGACCGGGATGCATGGCAGAACCTTTTTTGGGGTGAGGCTTAAGCGTTCAGGGACTGGCGGACGCGCGCGCCGGCCTCGGCGAACGAGATCTGCTCGCCGCGCGCGGCGGCTTCCTCGACGATCGCGCGGGTCTGAGCGGCGATTTCGGCGATGCCCAGCTCGCCAGGCGCGGCGCCGGCGGGCGCGACTTCGGAGAAGACGATCGCCTGACCCAGGCCGCCGAGCAGTTGGCGAAGCTGGTCGCGCGGAGCGGCTTCACCCTCGGCGAACGAGATCGCCTGGTCGCCGTCGAGGACGCCCAAGAGCGTGCGCACCTGGTTGGCGTAGGCCGGCGGCAGGCGGCCGGCGCTCACCAGGCCATCCACGAAGGCGCGGTCATCATCGCGGGCGGCGGTGCGGGCCGCCTCGGAGAAGGCGACCTGGTCGGACTTGATGCGGTTCTCCCGCTCGGTCAGGACAGCCTCGCGGGCGTCCAGCTCGGCGGCCCGAGCTTTCAGCGCGGCGGCCGCCTCGGGAGTTGCGGCGGCGGCTTCGGAGAAGGCCGGCGCGGCCTCGGCGGCCGCCTCCGCGCGCGCTTCACTCGCGATGCTGGTCGCGGCCTGATCAGTCCAGGCGCCGAGCGCGCGATCGGCGTCTTCTTGGCCGAACTTGCCGAGGATCCAGTCCCGGATGCCTCGGAAGCCGTTGCCCGTGGTGGATGCCAGCCAGCTGACCAGGTCCATCTCGGCGAAGGAGATCGGTTCGGCTTCGGCGGTCTCGCTGAAGGCCGCGCCCAGCCCCTTGATGGCCGGCGGCTCGGCGCCCAGCCAGCCGACGCTGCGCAGATAGTATTGACCCGGCTTCGGATTGGCCGGGTCGTTCGGGCCGTAGAAGTCCGCCGAGCGGAAGCGATAGCGGCCGGCCGCCACGCCCTCGGCGAAGGCCGGATCGATGTTGCCGGCGACGGCGACCAGCTGGCCGTCCTGGACTTCCAGCTTGTCGACCCAGCCCCATGCCGGGGCGTCGGTCTTGGGATGACCCAGAACGTAGGCGGCCTGGTGAACCGCGGGGTCGTAGCTCGCGGCGATGGCGGCCACGTCGGCTTCGCTGAAGGTATAGTAGCGACCGTCCATCGCCCGATGGCGGCCAGCACGGAAGATCGGGTTACGCTCGGGGCTGGCGACTTCGGTGCTGCTCGACATGATCTCGATCGGGGCTCAGGAACGGGGTGGACAGCGCGTCCGTTGAGCCCCCAATATCGAGAGTGTCGGCGAGGCCTTCGCACCCGACAGATGTCGGGGGTACTGTCAGGCTTCCCTGATCAGCCGGCCGATTCCATGCCCCTGAACTACTGCCCTACCTCTGTGGCGTCGCCCGCGTCGCCTGGGCCGCACACCGTAATCTGCTCGACTGCGGCGCCGGTTCCGCCGCCAGTGCTGTGGGCGCCCGTCGCTAGCGCGGTCGTCTTGGTCGGCCTGATCGCGGCCACGATCGCATATCGTCAGTGGCGGACAGCCGCGACCAAACTCCAGCTTGAGCTTTACGGCCTGCGGCTGCCCACCTTCCAGATCGTCAGAATGTTTCTCGATGGCTGCTGGGTGGGCGGGGTAAGCCGCGAGAGCCTGGATAAGTTGAGATCGGCGGGCGAAGAGGCGGCGTTCCTGTTCAACGACGAGGTCGCCGGCTTCATGCGCGAGATCTATCGGAACGGCATGACGGCCTACATGGCCGAAACCGGCTACTGGGACGAGGAGGATCAGTATTCTGTTCCCCCCGACGAGGACGAGGCCGAAGGGCTGTGGCGGGAGCTGCGCGGGAAGAGAAGCAGAGCGGTGGAACTCTTCGCACCCTTCTTGAGACTCGAAGAGCGGAACAACGTTGCATGGCGATCGGTCCTCCGGGCGGCGGAGGATGCGCTGAAGTCTGCCCTGGAGAAGCTGTTCTAGGTTGGGAGCAACCAACGCTCCTGGAACGCCATAGAAGGCCGTGGAAGGCGTAGAACGGTCCGAGACGGCCATCCGGACGCCCCTCTCGACAAGCCGCCTCCACGGCCCTAAATTCCAAGAGCGGTCCAATCCCGGCGGATGCGGGGTCCAAACAGACCGACATGACCCCCGGCGGCGCCCCGCGCGGGGGTCTTTCATTTCCGGGCATAGACCAGAGCGCCAACCCGGAAGCCGACATCGGTCTGGGTGCGTTGGTCCTTGGCCTTGCCCCGGTTGCCCGGCGGATAGGCCGTCGCTCCCCACCACACGCCCTCCCGTTCGTGAAAGCTGACCACGAAGGCCTCCCGACCATCTGGCGACTTGATCCAGGAGACGTAATTCCGGACGAAGACCGAGGTCCCGTCGCTGCGGCTCTGGATCGAGTGCCAGATCTCGTCGGGGTCTTTCAGTGTCGCCGCCAGGATCTCGGCATAGGCGGCGCGGCCGGCGAGGTGCTCCTTGGCCGCGACGCTGGCCCCGGCGGCCGTGTGGCGTTCGAACATGCGACGGCCGACCACCACGGGGACTTGGGCCGCGTCCGTGAACACCTCGCCCTCGCCCTTTCCAAGCGCTTTTGAAAAGGCTTCGAAGACCGCTTGAGGTTCGGCTCCGCCGAGATCCGGACGCAGCCGCACGCCCGTGGGAAGGCTCCGCGCCTGGCGAACGTTCGGCAGCGCGCGCGGCATGCGCTCGCCCTGGACGTAGGGACGCTGGCGCTCTGGCGAGGCCGGCGGCACGAAGCTGGCCAGACGCGCCTCGCCGACGTTGTAGTCGAAGCCAGGGTCCACGCCTTCCGGGACCTCTCGCGTCTCGCCGGTGCGCTTATTGGTCCAGGTCCGGGTGTCATAGGCCCCGACCCTGCCCAGCTCCTCTTCCGACGTGACCGCCGCACCGGCGCGTTCCGAGGTGATGAAGCACATGCAGCCGAAGCCGTTTGGCGTGAAGTGCGTCTTCCAGAATTGATGGCCGATCGGCAGCGTAATCCCATCCCAAGCCAGATGCTCCAGGCGTGGATGCTCCCGTGGGGTGTGGTGATAGGTGAGGAACGGCCGGGTGCTGGCCGAGGCCATGAACCGATCCCAACGGCCGACCGCATGGGCCATCCGCATGTTGGTCTCGAAGATCGTCCGCAGCCGGCGCGGCGACCCGAGCTGGACGGGGCGGGTCTCGCCCGTCGCGGGATCCGTGGCCAGCGCCTTGCCCCACCACCCCTTCGCCTGCAGGAGCGGCGTCAGCTCCTGGATGAACTGCTCGCGGCTCTTCCCCGTCTTGATCGCCTCGACCAAGCCCGCGTGGATATCGACCAGGATGTCGCGCGTCATCGCCTTGGCGACGACGAACGAGACCAGGTGCTCCTCGCGCTGGACGTCCCTCCAGTCGAACGAGAAGCGACCGCCGACCACCTTGTTCTCCAGGTAGTCAACGGCCTGGGCCGGCGGCCTGGCCTGAAACTCGATCACCCCGCTCATGAGCGGTCGGCGTCGGCCTGGGCCATGCGCGTCGAGATCGCCGCGCCGGCGCGGCCGCCGACGCGCGCCTCGAAGAGAACGCGCCCCAGTCGCTCAACGAGCTGGGCGCCGGCCGGATCCGCCAGCAAGGCGCCCAGCTGGTCGGCGGCGGTCTGGAGATCCGGCTGGCCCTCGACGAACGCGACGACCTGGTCGCGCAGCGGGCCGACGACCTGTTCCCAGTCCAAGGCGTCGATGTAGTCGTCGACGGCGTCCCGCGTGCTGGGTTCGGCGAAGGCCGGCGAGCTTGCCGCCGGCGCGGCCGGCTTGGGCGCCATGCGCCAGCCAGGGCCGACGATCGCGGCGATCACCTCGTCGCTCTCGGGTTCTAGGCCCGCGTCGCGCAGCGCCTTCACGGCCTTGCCCTTCTTCTCCAGCAGCTCGGCGGCGGCCGCCTCGTCCTCGGGGCTGGGCCGCGAGATCAGCGGCGTGCGCGCACCGGGGAAGTTCCAGGCGGTCAGCCAGGCGGCCGGGCCGTTCTGGAAGCTCTCGCACTGCAGCTCGGCGTCCGCGTCGGTCAGCTCCTCGCGGACTTCCATGTGGACCTGGCTCTGCGACAGGCTGGCGCCGTCGTCGGTCGTCATGGTCTGGCCGAGGATGATCTTGGCGATCGCCGCGTTCATCTGGCGCAGGAACGTGGCCTGGTCGACCGTGCCGCGAGCCGCCTCGAGGAGCGCGACCGTCATACCCTCCGGGATGGCGGCCGCCCCATCGGCGCGCAGCCGCTGGGCCACGGCCAAAGCCTGCTTCTTCGTCTCGGGGTCGGCCGTCGTGGGATAAGTGGCGTAGGTCGAGGGCGCGCCGTACTTTTCAAGGGCGCGCAGCCAGAACGACAGGCCCTGCTTTTTGAAGAACACCGGCCAATAGAGCTGGTGCGCCAGGCCAAGGCCGTAGGGATCGTCGTCGTTGTCCGCGCCCCAGCTGGTGGTCCAGAACTTCCGATCTGGGACCGGTTCGCCCTGGATGCGGTTCGCCCTGGTCAGCATGCGAAGGCTGTTGTCCGTGGCGTAGCGGAAGCGCCACGGCACGCGCACCTTCGGCTTTCCGAGCCAGATCTTGCCGTCGCGGGGCTCCCACATGCACTCGGTGACGGCGTGCCCGTAGAACGCGCCCCAGAGCGCCATTCCGCAGGTCCGGTCGAACGGGATCTGCGCCAGGTTCTCCCGGAGGAAATCCGCGGCGGCCACCGAGGCCGGGTCGTCAGCGCCCGGCTTGATCAGCACCTGGCGCGACGTCAGCGCCAGGCGGCGTTGCTGGAAGCAGGCGTGGACCTGGTCGTCGCGACGCAGCTCGCGGTAGGCGGCGTAGTTGTTGCCGAGGCGCGCCAACACCGTGTCCTGGATCTCGCGCAGGGCGCCCATGAACGGGATGGTGATGTCAACGCCGGCGGCGCTGATCGCGACCTCGCCCAGCTCGGGAGCCGGCGGCTTGGCGGCGGCCTCTTGGGCCTTGGGATCGGTGGTGGCCATTAGATGAAGCCCGAGAAGTCCAGGGGTTGGTCGTAGGGGTCGCTCAGATCGCCGCCGTGGAAGCCTGGCGGCGCGCCGGTGAAACCGGCGGTCAGCGCTTCGGGGGTCACCACGCCGCCCATGCTCGCGGCCCGGCAGGCAAGGCCCGCCGCCCAGAACTCGTCTGCGTGGACCTCGTCGGTGGCGTTGACCAGGCTGACACCGCCGCCGGCGGTGCCCTTCTTCTTGATGGCTCGGAAGTCTGCGCGGATCGCCGGCAGCGGCGGGATCCGGATCTTGCACTGCTCAACCCGGTCCTTCAGGGCGATGGCGAGGTCCAGGCGCGACGGTCCGGTGAAGAGGACACCAACGCAACGGGTTAAGCCGTACTTGGCCTGTTCATCCTCGACCACCTTTTCACCCATGCCGCTCTGGTCGATCCAGTAGGCGGTCATCCGGCGCTGGGCGATCAGCGCGGCGGCCGCGTCGTCCTGGACCTTGAACTTGGTGTTCTGGAAGAGCTGGCGGTCGCGCAGCCAGAGCACGTCGCCCACCAGCTCGTAGCCGTGCAGGACGGCCAGGTCGCGGCGGCGGGCCACGTCTCGGCCCAGGTACCAGAGGCCGCCGGCATACAGCTCCGGCTTGCCCGCGTCCGGGTGCTCGCACGCCTGCAGATCCTGGGGATTGATAAACGAGCCCGCGCCTTCCTTGGGCACGCAATCCAGCTCTTCCTCAGCGTCGTCGCCATAGGTGTCGCGGATGTCCTTGATCCAGAGATCCTTGGGCAGGATCTGGCGGCCCTTGATCGACGCGGCGAGGGCGATCCGCTCATAGAGCCCCTGGGCGATGGCGTCGTCGAATGTGATCTTCTTGACCATGCCCTTGCGACGGCCGCAGCGGACATCGTCCAGAAGCAGGTTGAACGGGTTGGACGCGCCGTCGTGGGTCGAAACGACGACAACCTGGCCGCCCCACATGAGCAGCGCCAGGGCGGCCTTAATGACCTCGACCAGATCCTTGTGGAACGCCGCCTCGTCGATGATCACCAGGCCCTGCTTACCGCGCAGGGCGCGCGGCACGCTGGGCAGGGCCACGATCTTGAAGCCCGAGGCGAAGCGGATCCGGAAGGCCTGCACCTTCTCGCCGTCGCCTTCCAGGATCTCTTCGTCAGCCGCCTCGGCCGCCATGCCGAAGGCTCTGGCCCACATGCCGCAGGTGTCGATGAACTCCCGCGCCATCTCCTGATCGTAGCCCATGTACCAGGCGTTCATGCCGCCGGCCGAGGGCTGGGCGGCGGCCTTCATCACGGCGTAGGCTGCGAGACCCCACGTCAGGCCGATACGGCGGCTCTTCTCGATCACCAGCAGCGCGGTGCCGGTGTACAGGTCTTCGAGCGTGCTTGCCTGGTAGCCGAGGAGCAAGTCGCCGCGACCGAGGCGGCTCAACGCCGCCTCGCCATTCAGCCTGTCCCAGTCGGGTTGACCGCTCGGATCGTTCGGGGAGCGCCTCATGACGCACCGCCTTCAAGGCCGCCCGTGTAGAGCGTGAAAGTCACAGGGTGGGCCAGGAACCACCTCTGGGTGACGCTCCAAGCCCAGATGGGAACAAGCCAGCACCAGCGGCCGTCGCCGACCGGGGTCGGTAGCCACGCGAAGGTGGCCCGAGGCGCTCTATTGATCACCTCGTCGGGCAGCAGATGCGGCTTCGCCGGCAGGGCCTTCATCAGCCCACACCTAGGACGGCGTGCTTGATCGCCTCGATCGTGTCGGCGGACATGCCGCGCTGCTTGGCCACGGTCTCGGCCTTGGCGGCGGCTTCCTTCGCAAACTCTTCCCGGAGTTTCAGGACGCGATCGGCATCGACCTTCTGGGCCGAGGCAAGATCCTTCAGCGCGCCGGACAGGAACTTCACGGCCTTCGGGTCGAGTGTGACCGGATCACCCTCTTCATCCTCGGCCCCGGCGGCCGCCGTGAGAACCTCGAAGACCATGCCGTGCATGAGTTCCATGTTCATGCGGGCGACCTGGTTGTCGGGCTGATCGCCAAAGCGCGCGGTAAGGGCCTCGGCCATGATGCGGGAGCGGCGCATCCGCTCGCCGACCTCGGCTAGGGTCTTGACGTGCCTGCCGAGCGCCGAGCGCGAGACCCCGGCCTTCAGCTCGGAGAGCTTCGCCATGATCTCGTCGATCGTGGCGCCTTCCGAACGCAGGCTGCCGATCAGTTCCCGGACTTCCTTGGGCAAGCGGTCGATGGACGAGGGGCGCATGGCTCAGCCCCTCGGAGACGGGCGCTGCACCCCAGGCGCGTTTGCCCGACCAGCGGCGACGTCCAGGCCGCGCTCGGTGGCCGTGGCGATCGTCAGGCTCGCCATCGGCTTCTCCAGCCTCACGAGGCCGTTCTCCTCCAGCCACGCCAACTGGGTACGGACCTGGTCGCGGGTCGCCGGGACGCCGACGTGGTCGCAGGCGCTGGTAAGCAGGCTGTCGTTGGCTTTGTAGGCTGGGGCCTCCGCGAGCACCCGGAGGATGGTCAGCCGCAGGTGAGCGGCGAAATGTTCGGGGTAGGCCATCATCCGCGCTCCACGCCTTTGGCCAGGAAGTAGCTCTCGATCCGTTCGATACCGGCGCGCGCGCCATCGACCTTGGAGGCCACGGTGTCGACCTTGCCCGATACCTGGGCCAGATCCGCCTTCGTCGGCAGCTTGGCGATGTCGTGGCGGATGGCCTCGACGTCCTTTTCCAGGACGGTGATCCGCGTCTCATGATCATCGACTGCGGCTTCCGCTTCCTGGTCGGCTGTCGTGAGCGAAGCGACCGCCGCGTCAACAAGCTTCTTGACCTCGGTGGTCGCGAGCTGGCGCAGAGACCAGCAGATCCACGCGGTCAGCGCCTGAATGGCCAGGGCCGCGATCGGCCAGTACTTCATGAGCGACGACACGCGGGTCAGCCTTTCGAACGGAGAAGCTGGAGGCGCTCGTAGGCCTCCTGACACATGAGACAGCGGCGGGCGCCGGGGTTGGCCTTCAGGCGGTCCGTCTCGATCGGATCGCCGCAGGCCAGGCACTCCGAGAAGACGCGGACCGGCGGCGCGGCTTTGCGGCGGATTTCGGCCACGGCGCTCTCGCGCTCGGCGATCTCGATCTCCTGGGCGTCGTCGGCGAAGTCGGTCACTTCGCCACCGCTTGGTCGCAAGCCTTTCGGGCGTCCTGGACGATCGCCTCCGCCGCCTCGCCGCGCGCGATCTTGGCGTCCAGGTAGGCGCCGCCGGCGGCGTTGTGGCGGATCACTGCGTCGGCTCCCAGCACCGGGACCGTGGGAAGCTGGCGACGCAGGTCCGGCGGGCAGACGAGGCGCGTGACTTCCTCGCGCTCGATGATCGGATCATGGGCGCTCGCTGGCGCTGGCCCACCGTGCGCGCATGCAGTCAGCAGCGCAGACGACAAGGCCATCGCCATCGCGAGGCGCGGCTTGGAGAGCAGCGGCCGCACGGGCTTTCCTTTCGGCTTGAGTGGATGCCGAGGCGGTGGCGCGGGCGATGGCCGCGTCCTGGCCCAGGCGTTCATTGGAAAGGGCTTGGGTCAGACGGCCGGCCTCGCGCCGCGCGACGTCGCGTTCGGCCTGGACGGTCTTGACCGGCTCGGTGCAGGCGGCGGCGACGCCGTAGGTGTTCTCCGGACGGGCTCGGAACGCGGCGTCACAGGCCCGCGCACGGTTCGCGGCCAAAGCGGCCACGGCGATCGACGACGGGCAGGCCCGCCCCGGATCGGCGGCGGGTGGCGCGTCGATCGCGACGGCGGCGGCGCAGGCCTTCAGGATGGCCGCATCCTCTCGCCAACCCGCGACGGTATGGATGCCGGCGACGATAGCGAGGACACCGACTAGGCCGGCGAGGATCTTCCAATAGGTCACGACAGATCTCCAGGCGGCGCCTGGCCACTCCGAGCGGCGGCGGTCAGGCGGGTGATGTCGGTCACGGTGGCGCCGGCCATGTAGAGCAGCGCGTCGATCGTGCTGGTCGCGACCAGGGCGAGACCGAGCCATTGGAGAGGCTTGCCGGCGGAGGCGGCGGCGGTCGGGAGCCGCCAGATCACGACACCGATCAGAGCGGCGTAGATCAGCGTGCGGCCAAACGCGAAGACGCGCCGCCAGGTCCACCGCACCTCGGGAAGGATGAGCGGGTTAGGCGACACGGCCAAGCTCCTTGGCGCGGTTCAACCAGCCGCCCAGGAAGCGCTCCAGCTCGCCGTTCCGGCTGACAAGCCAGCGATAGTGGGCGGCGGCCTCGTTCCGGATTTCCGTCAGCAACGGGCCGGTGCGCTGTGCCTCGGCGACGCCGCCAAACGTCTTCTCGCCCAGCACGCCATCCGTCGCGAGCGGAGGAGGCCCGAACCTGTTGACGGCGCGCTGCAGCAGCCTGACGGCGGTTCGCGTGCCCACGTTCACGCCGAGGTCGAAAATCGCCGCGTCGATCGGCGCGGGCAATCGCCAGAACTTTGTCTCGATGAAGAACTTCGGCAGATAGAGCGCTTCCGCGTTCGCCGGCGTGAGCAGCTTGACGTCCAGGGCGTCGATGTCGCCGTCGCGATCGAGGTCGAAGTCCGCGAAGCCGTCGCGGTCGGCGTCGATCAGACCATTGATGACCAGGAAGCGAAGGCTCACGCCGTACTTGGTGGCGCCGCCAGGGTCCTTGGGGTCGTTGACGAACGGGCCCTCGGTCTTAAGCAGACGGCCATATAGCAGACGCCAGCGCAGCTCATGGTCCGCAGTCCACCCGGTCGGGCGAGCAACGAAGGCAGGATCAGCGGCGTTCATGGTCTAGCGAGGCCCCGGAAAAATGCCGGTCTTGCGGACCGGCCTCTGTTCGGGCCAATGTCGCTGGAGCCACGCAGCAAATAGCCCCCGACAGATGTCGGGGGCTATTGCGTTTCCGGGGTGTCGAAGAGGGGAAGCTGGGGCTCCGGATCCTCGCGCTCTCGGCGCTTGAGGCGCTCGACCGTCCGAAGATGGACATCAACGATCAGGGCCACCTTAGACGATGGGACGTTCTGGGCGAGCAGTTGCCTAGCCCGCGCTCTGCGCGCCTTCTGGCCCCGCAGGTTCGCCATCGGGATGGTGTATTCGATCGAGCCCAGCAGCTCGGCGATCTTGAGAGCCGCGTCGTCGCCGACGATCTGGGCCAGGGCTCCGCCGGGCTTGCCCGATATCTTCATGGCCGTGCCGCCACGAGCGCGAGCCAGCTTCACCGCCGCGTCCACGCCCGCGACGTCGGCGATCTCGCCCAGGATACCAGGAAGGCGGCTCAATGCTGCACTCCCAGCCGCTTGCGGGCGGCGACATAGGCCGCCAGCTCGTCATGGGTGGCCCGGACCAGCGCGGCTTCGTGCGCCAGGGTCTTGGCGCGCCGGCGCTTGATCACGGCCGCGACGGCCTCCTCGCGCGCATGCCGAGCCGCGTCGATGGCCTTCTGGGCCTCGACCAGGTCAGCATGGGCGAAGAGGTCGTCAGCCATGGCGCGCCTCCCTGAGGCGGGCCGCGTAGGCCACGATGGCCGCGTCCAGATCGCGGTCGGAAAGGCTGGCGGCGCTAAAGCGCTCGCCCAGCCGCTTGGCTTGAGCCCAGGCCAGGCGGACCTTCAGGATCCGCACGTGCTGCTTCCTCTCGATGCCGGCCAGATCCTGGCTCCAGCCTTCGCGCTCGGCCATGGCCTTCAAGGCCTCGACCAACTTGAAGCCCAGGCCTTGGTCCATCCACTGCATGCGCTCGACGCCCAGCTGGCGCTTCGCGAACGCTTCCAGCGCCTGTTCCGAGGCGTTCTCGACCACGCCCAGCTGGTGGAGCGAGATCCACATCGCGCGGGCCTTCTTGGCCACCGGATTGTCGGCGCGGCGCGGACCGCGTTGAACCGCGGCGCCAGCGCGGCCGCCGGCGACGGCCTTCGGCACGAAGCCCTGGGCGCGGAAGTGGGCGACCAGGTGCTCCAGCTCGCGCACGGTGCAGTCGGCCGAGCTGCGGCGCCCGGTCTCGCGTTCCAGGACGGCGCGATAGGTGTCGTCGTCCAGGCCCAGATCCTTCTTGGCCAGGTGGACCTTGGCCAGGAGAGCGCGGCGGCCGTTGTCGCTGGCGAGGGCGCGGGCGGCGGTCATGGGCGCGTCGCCTTCTCGCGGATCCGCGCGACGGCGACGTCCAGGCGGTTGACCCATTCACCGGCTGCGCGCTCCAGCACCGGCAGGTTCCAGCCAGCGGCGGGCTCACGGACGTTCTTGCCCCAGTGCGCCCGAAGGATTGCCTCACGCGGATCTTGGCCCAGGATCCGAGCGGTGGCGTAGGCGAGCAAGAGGTGCTGGCCCATGCCATGGGTCTCGCCTTCCAGGATCCGGACGGCGCGCGCGATGCGATCGGCGAAGGTTTCGCCGACGCGGCGGCTGTTCTCGGCGACGAGGGCGGTCATTTCGCCGCCCTCTCGGTTTGATGTCGATCGAACTCGGCGAGTAGATCGGGCGCGTGCCTTCCGAGCGCTTCCGTGGCGTCCTCGGCGGCGGCGGCAAGGAACTTGGCCAGGCTCGGCGTGAGCGACAGGTTCGTTGCCTTCTCCAGGACGAAACGCGCCTTCAGCAGCGCAATGGCGAGTTCGACCGTCGCTTGCGTAGGCGCGGGCTTCTTGCGGCGGGCGACCATCAGCCTTGCCCCTGGAACTTTTGCCAGCGCGCCTTGCGCCGCCGAGAGCGGCGGACGTGCATCGACGGGGTCAGGACGGTCACGATGACGAAGGGGTTGTCCTGGGCGAACACAATCTGGTGGTCGTGGGCGCGCACGGATGGAGCCTTCAGCGCCATGGCCAGGAGCACGTTGTCCGTCAGCATATCCGCGCGGATCTCCTCGACCGGGATCAGCAGCACGCGCTCGATGTGCCGCAGCAAGGCGTGGTCGGTGACCACGGCGCGGGCGCGGACCTTCTGAAGGTCAACTGGACGCCCCTGAAAATCGTTTTGAACGCTCACGACGTTCTCTCCGGCGCTGTGGAGGATGGGCCGCGCCGCTCGGCGGCGCTGGTCGGAAACACGCGGTGAACGCTGACCCGACCCGGCTGGGCGACTTTGGTGATAACGACCCCGGCCCGCTCCAGGCGGCGGGCGGCCTCGACGCGGACCGGGTCGCTCTCGGTGACGCCACTCCCGATCCCCAGGTCGATATCGAGCAACAGCTCGTCTTCGACCTGCGCCCAGAACTTGGCCTGGGCGATCGGCGACATCGCCAGGATCGTTGAGAGGCTAAGGCGCATCAGGCGCTTCCGTTCGCCGGTACGGCCTGGAGCAGGGCGTTCTCCGCCCGCTCTAGCTCGCCGCGCAGTTGTCGCGACGCCTCGATCGAGAGCGCCGCGCCCACTGCCGGAACGCAGATGATCACATAGCCCTCGGCGCGGCCGGTGCGGCCGACGCCATGACAGGGCTCTACGGTGACGACGTCCTTCATGCCGCCCTCCGTTGGAGAGCGCTGGCGGTGGCCATCACCTGGGCCGCCTCTTCGAGGACGGGCCATTCCGCGTCCGTGATCGGCGGGACGTCATGGTCGGGCGACAGATAGCGATCGACGATCTCGGCGACCAACTGGCGCTCGAAGGCGGAAAGCGCGTCGCCGTGGAAGGGCAGCAGGCGCGTGGCCAAGCGAACGGTGAACTCGCGCTCTGGGGTGAGACGGATGTACATCACGCCCTCGCCGCGTCGAGGCTGACCGCGATCCACTGATCGTCGATCGACGGCCGGTGGTAGATGCGGACATAGCGCTTCGTGCCCTTGACCTGGATCGCGTCGCGGATCGCGTCCATCGCCCTCCGCCAGCGGGCGTCCGGCATTTCCCAGCGCAGCAGTTGCAGGAGCGCGGCCCGATTGGTCAGCCCGCCGTTCTCGATGTTGAAGGCGCGGGTGACCAAGCCTTTCAGCAGGTCATCGGCGTTGACGGCCAAGTCGGCGACGACCTGGTCGACGAGAGCCTTGGCCTGGGTCAGTTCCGGGCCGAAGTCGATGATCTTGGCGCGGGTCACCTCGACCTTCATGAGCTGGTCGAAGGTGGTGAAGGTCAGGTTGCCCGCCTTGCCGCCTCGCTTCACCCCGTACTGCTGGTCGAGCAGCTCGACCAGGTCGTCGGCGTCGTCGAAGGTGTGCTGGACGAAGCGGGCGATCGTTTCCGAGAGCGGCAGGGCAAAGCCCAGCACCTTTCGGACCAATTCGTCCTGCAGCCTGTCCTGGGCGCGCATGTTGGCGACCGGCATCAGGCTGCCGTCGCCCGCTCGCATGTAGTCGACGCCGGCGACGTCGATGATGCCGGTGCCCACGGCGCGATACAGCGGATGGGCTTCAGCGGTGGTGGCGACCTCTTCGGCCTCGGCGAGGGGGTGAGCTTCGGTGAAGGCATTCATTGGAAACCGTCCTGGGTGAAGAGCCGGCGGGAGGCCGGCGGTGACTGAGGGTTGAAGGCGGCGACGATCGCGGCCTGGCGCTGGCGCTCGCGGCACTCGGCCGGGTCGAACCGGTGGAGCACCGGCTGCGCCGCCCAGAGCCAAGCCGCGAAGCGCGACAGCAGGGCGATCACGGCAGCGTCTCCTGGATGAAGCGGCCCAGCCGGCTATGGACGGCGGGCGCGCCAGTCGTGGCGAGAACCGCCAGGGCCTGCTCGGGCGTGCGGCCGACCAGGCACCAGAGCGCCAGGTCCACCTCGCCACGGCTTCGGCCGACCGCCTCGGCGATCTCGCCCAGGCCGATGCTGGCGGACGACAAGGCGTAGACGGCCGCGAGGCCGGCGATGGTCCAATCCCGGTTCATGCGTTCCCCCTGGTCGGGAGGTCGGCCGCTTCGGTCTCAGAGACCGCCCGCGCCGCGCGCGCGCCGTTGTGGGCGAGCTGGGCGCAAACGCAGTCGATCGGCCCGAGCATCTGGTGCTTGGCGAACGCGCCGATCGCAGAAGCGAGGGCGGCGAAGATCGCGTCGTCCCCGAAGCCCCGACGCCGCGCTTGCTTCAGCACGGCCTGCAGGGCGTGTGAGGTTCCGCCGAAGTCGATGACCTGTTGCGGCGTCCCAGGAGGGTCCATCTGGCGCGCGATCTCGATGCCGGCGGCCACGGTCTCGTCGGCTAGCCAGACCACGCGCTCGCAAATCTCGGCGCTCGCGACTTGAAAGACGAGGGTCTCAGACACGGGCGCCTCCCGCGACGGCGTAGAACTGGCCCTTTTTGGGGTCCGGGCTCTCGTCGATGATCGGCCCGAACTCATCGAAGGCGGCCTGGATGCGGGCCGTCAGGCGCGCGAAGGCTTCCGGCGTCAGGGTGTTGTGACGGACGCTGACCTTCAGCTCCCGCAGGGCGTTGCGGCCATCGCGGGCCTTGTCCAGGTCCATCGTCGAGGTGTGCTTGAACAGCATGACGCTTCTCCTCAGAGCCAGATGCCGTAGAGCTGGTGGAAGGCGCCGCGCAGGTGCTGGGCGCCGAAGACCTCGCCAGTGGCGATCGTCACGCGCAGAGCCTTCTTGAAGACCTTGGTGACGTTGCGCAGACCGCCCGGCTTGGCTGCGATCGCCTGACATATCTCCAGCTCGGCCTTGGTCAGGTGGACGCGGTTGGCGTTGGCCCAGGCCCAGGCCAGATCGGCGACATCCTGCTGGTCGGGCGCCGCGAACACCCGGCGCTCGCCGATCCGGCTCGACATCTGGGCGAACTGTGGCTTGGTCGAGCCGGTGCCGACCTTCTCGTTCATGGTCGGGTTGCTCAGCAGGACGATGCCCACGGGCTTGCCCCGACGGTCCGTGGCGTCGTTGATCGCGCGGACCTGGTTGAGGGCCTTCTCCGAGAGGATGTTGGCCTCGTCGATGATGATGACGCCGGGGGCCTCCAGGGCCTCGTCCACCACCATCTTCCGTAGCATGGCCGGCGAGCCAGTGACGTCCTTGCGGCCCATGGCCGCCAGGATCTCCAGCAGCATCGGCTGCACGCCATGGGTGGCTTCGTCGATGTAGACGTACCAGGCGCGGGGCGTGGAGTTGGCGTAGCGCAGCGCCGTGGTGGTCTTGCTGATCCCCGGCGGGCTGATCACCGAGACGATGTCACCGGACACCCTGGCGCTGTCCATCAGGGCCAGCAGCAACTGGCTGATGCCGAGTGCTTGGAAGTCGGGCTCGATCGGCTCGCGCAGGCGGGCCTCGTCCGCTCGCTGACGAGCATCCAGCCACTTCTTGAGGGTCAGAGCAGGCTTGTTGCTGTCGCCCGCGTAGGAGGCGCTCAGATACGAGCTGATGACGCTGGGGGCGAGGCTGGTTTCGCGGGCCAGGTCGGCCTGGGTGAGGCGCGGCGGCCCTTCCAGAGCCTGCCGAACCTCGGCGCGGATCTCCTCGTGTTCCTCGTCCGTGAAGGTCGTTTTGGAGGGGTGGATCATTGTGCTAGCCTTGAATTCCTTCGTGGGTTGCTAGGTCTGCGGAGTCGTCGGCTCGTCGGGGTTGCAGCCCCGACGGGCCGTTTTCATGAGCCGCCCTGGAACCGGGCGATGAGCGCCCGGTCAGCAGCGTCCGTGAAATCGGATTGGGTGGTGTTCGCCCGGCGCGGGACGCCGAAAGCCGGGACCACCACGTTGGTGGCGTCTGCCGGGATCTGCACCGGCGCGGGCGGAGCAACGGCGTCTAGCTGGGCGGCCAGGTCGTCGATGCCCATGCGAACCAAGGCATCCTTGGCGTCGCGGATCCGGCGCATGTGCTTGCGGCGCTCGCTTGTGATCTTCTTGGCGGTGACGACGCTGTTGAAATCGCCCTCGATGTGGCGCGGGACCTGCAGCAGGAAGCGGCCGTCCAGCGAGTAGAGGAAGACGTCCTTCGACAGATCGTCGGGGTCGAACCGGGCGATGACCTTCTGGCGCTTCAGGTCCGCCAGCTCCGGGCTCCAGTAGCGGTTTCCGACGATCGACACGGCGCCCGAGGCCGGGTCCATGGGGCGCGGCTCCGAGGCCAGCATGCAGTAGCGGAGCTGCTCGGCCGTCAGACGGCGCGGCGGCTGGACGGCGATGCCTTCCAGATAGACCTGGCGGAAGGACCGGCCGTTCATGCCCGTGCCCGAGCGACCCAACTGGTCGCGATAGAACTCCAGCTCCTGGCGCACGATGCGCTCGAACTCGGCGATCGGGACCGCCCGCGAGCGATGGTTCTCGGGTTTGGCAATGGCGTTGTGGCCAGTGTAGGCGCCGGCGAAGCGCGGGTCCTTCGCCAGCTCGTGCGCCCAGTCGCGGAACATGCGCTCGACGGGCTTGGCCTGGCCCCAGTAAGGCGTCGCCGAGATGGCCTCGACGCCGAGGATCTTCAGCAAGCCGGCTGGCTCTTCGTGAACCGACTTGGGACCGCGCATCCGGTGGATGCCGCCCTGGATCTGCTTGGCCTGGTTCTCCGAGCCGTTGTCCATGATCAGCCGCTCAATCAGGCCGAACTCGCGGAAGGTGTCGCCAAGCGCCAGGCGAACGATGTCGCTGTTGAGGGTGCGGTCGAAGCGCAGGCCTAGCGGCATGCTCGACGCGATGTCTTGGACCGCGAGGCTGTAGGGGCGGCCGCGCGTGCCGTCTTCCCACTCGACCTGGACGTCCCAAAGGTGGCCGTCGAGGTTGGCCACGGCGTGAGGGTAGAGGCCTTCCTTCGACCGTGTAGCGTAGGCGAAGGTATGGCGCGCGGCCTTGGGCCCTTCACGCTGGTATATGATCACCGGCTCGGGAACCTCGGCGACAATCCGGCGCTCGAAGTACTTGGCGCTGGGCAGGGTCCAGCCGTTGACGCCGGCCAGCTTCTGGATGTCGCGGTAGCAGCGCGCGTGGGTCGGCTTCTCCTGGCGCAGATACGCCGTCTTGTAGGCCTCCCAGGCGGCCTGGGGGCACTCGGCGCGCGAGACCCGGCCCGCGTAGCGCGGGGCCAGATACATGGCTCGGTCTTGGGGCTCAACGCCCGCGATCAGGCCGAACCAATCGTGGAGCGTCCGCTCGGAAACCTCGGGCTTGGCGCCCGTGGCGCTGGCTAGACGCACAGCCTCGCCGACCGTCTCCTTGATCGCGCCGGTCTTGGTCATTCCCGCGCGCTGCAGTTGCTCGACGCGCTGGATGAACCCGAGGCGGCGCACCGCCTCGTCCTTCAGGCCCTGGGGGAGGCGCTCATAGCGCAACAGGGTGCTTTCGCGATCGGCCAGTTCGGCCTTCGCGGGGCGCACGTTGGCCAGGTGCTTGCGCGCGGCCTCGGGTAGCAGGCTGACGTGGTATTCCAGGCCACCGCCACGGCCGGCCCGCTTGCGGCTAGCCGCGGCGCCACTGGCGTCCCGATAGGTCGCCCAGCCCTCGCGGTCGGCGACCATCTGGACACCCCGCGTGCTCGTCGGCAGGCCGGGCAATTTCAGAGCGGCAAGCTCAGCAGTCGTGAACCACTCCTGGGCGGTGATGCTGGCGCGCGGGCTCATCGGCGGGCTCCACGGCCGACCTGCAGCGGGGCCTGGTTCGAAAGGCGCTTGGCCTCGGCGGCGTAGAATTCGGCTTGCTTGCGGGCGTGAGCGGCCTGAGCCAGCAGGGCTTCCTCGCCCTGCAGGATCGTCAGGCCCTCGTCCTTCAGAACGACGTTCCAAAGCCACGGGCAGCCGGTCGCGCGAGCAAAGGCCACGAACCTCACCAGGCTGATCGTGTGGTTCTCGCGCGCCTGGCTGGTGTAGGCGTCGATCATGCCCTTGCTGATATCGATCTGCAGGGTCTCCGACATGCGGCGGGCGATTTCGTATCGGTCGATACCGTGATCCCGCGCCTCGTCGATCGCGCGGGCCATCGCCTGGGAGATGCGGCCGTTGAAGTCGAGCGCAGAGCCCATCTCGCGGGGCGTTTCCACCGGGAACAGCCGCGAGTGCGAGAAGAGGTCCAGGGTGTCGGTGTCGTGGGCGCGGGCCTTAGACATTGGCCCGCTCCATCACGGCCCAGGCCCCAGGCAGCTTCTCGCCCTGCAGCGCGTGCAAGATCGCGGCGCGGTGGGTCGGCGGCGCCTTCTTCCAGATCGCCATGAAGGCGGCGACGGTTTCATCGACCGGACGCGGTGGCGCAGGTGGCGCGGGTTCCCGGCCGCTAGCGATGACCAAGGCGTCGGGGAAGGACTTGGCCTTTTCAGTGACCAGGGCCTCGGCGGCGCGGAGCTGCTCGGCCTTGTCTGGAACCGCCGCAAGCTGGCGCAGAAGGCCTTCGTTCTTGGCGATCTTGGTCCCGGCGACCCGGACATGGGTTTCAGCCGACAGGCCGCGCGCGATGACCAGGGCGCGCTCTACGGTGCGCTTGTCGACGCCAAGGTCTGCGGCCGTTTCGGCGCTGAAGCCCATCGACGGCGGCACGTCGCCGAGAAATTGCGACAACTTGTCGGAATTGGCCGGGCGACCGCGTTTCGGCGCAGCGCCGTCCTCGGCGACACGTTCAGGATGGAGCTTTGCCCAAACATCCAAGCGCTCGCTGACGAACACCGCGCGCTCTAGCGCGGTTAGGCCCCGCCGAACGAGGTTCTCGTCGATCTCGACCATGCGGGCCTGGTCGTCGGTGAGGTTCCTGATCGTGCATTCAACGTCGATCCAGCCGAGCTTCGTAGCTGCTGCGTGACGGTGGGCACCTGTGACCAGTCCGAACACCATGTCATCGCCGTCCATCTGGAGGGGACGAACCAGAATTGGTTGGTGCATGCCGCCCTCGCCCATGGACACCGCCATCCCATCGACGGCGGCGGGGACGACGGGTCTCAGACGGTTGGCGACGATGATTCGATCTAGCCTGATGCGGCGCCGAGCGGGCGGTAGCGCTTCGCTAGCCTGGCGAGTGGCAGCGGGCTCCCCGTCTCTTACGGTTGCGGGCGACCGTGACTTTTTGGCTTCCCCCGACGTCATGTTTAAGCCGCCCGAGAGTTTTGACGGTGCGACGCGTCACGATCGTGATAATTTTCAGCACGAACGTTGCGGTATCGGAGGCCATCCGGCGACCACCGCAACGGCCACAGCTCATGAAGGGAGACGCCTAGGAAACGCGAGATCGCAAGTTCAGCTTTTGGCAGGGGGCGAATGAGAGCAACGCGACAGGCGCTCTCGTCCAGACCAGCGTCCCGAGCTAGCCCCGCAAGTGTTTTGCCGCGTTTTGATACCTCCGCCCTGATGTCGGCGGGGTGCCATCCAGCGGGTTTACGGGTCTTCTTAGCGGCCATCTGCTGTCACCAACGTATATCACGTGCGTGACAATAGACATCACATACGTGAACGCGGTCAAGCGCCTTTCGGCGTCATTTGCGC